TGGAAAAAGCGCTGCGCATATCTAATTTGCGTTTGCAGTATTTTTTCCAGTGCATCGGCGTGATATTGAATGCGCGCGCGGCACCGGCAACATGGCCGTAAATTTCTGACTGAGCACGGTCTTTGAAGAGTGCTTTCTGGTCGCCATCATGCGCTGTCAGACAGTCATCACTTCGGCTTTCATACTCGGCAAAAAGGCGCGCAGAAATACGCATAGCAAGCTGTTTTAGCTCTTTGTCATTCATGCCAGCCAAACCGTTATAACAGTCGGTTTCATATGTAAATAACGCACGTGATTTATTACTGAGCTTCAAGGTAAATTTGGCGTTAACCAAAGTGATACGCGGCCAGATTCGAGGTATAAACACGTTGAGTAAAAAGCGGTGAGCGGTCAGCAGGCCGGAGGTTTTAAGCAGGTATGCATGGCGGCCAGAAAATATCCCGCCGAGAAAATTAGGCAGCGCGTCGATTTTGCGCAAGGCATCTTGCCCCTGACGGTATTCATCACGGGTAAGAGGTCTCTCTTTTGTCGTTACAATAACAGTACGCTGGGCAGGATACGCGCCAACAGAGGGAGCTTTGGCGGCCGTATTAAATTGCGGTGGTGGCGTGGGGGCTACTCGCCCCCGTGAATTAGACTGCACTCAGACCACCGGCGCCGTAAATGCATCACCGCACATCGTACTAATACGCTCTAACTCAGCGGCTAAAGCTGAGATTTTTTTAACGTCAGAATCACGGATATGAAAATGAATCAGGCCGTTTACGAGTTGGGACATTCGCGGGTAATAACCGACGGCCTCTAAATACACCTCGCCTTTTTTATTTCCTGACTGAGCTACTTTTGTTTTATTTAAAATAAACTGCAAGCTGTCACTGGTAATAACCCATTTATCGCCAACCGGAATATTAATCATTACTCAAATCCTTAATCGTAATTGCGATTTTCAGGCCGCTTATGAAAATTCACATCACTAATATCAGCAGCAAGAAAACCGCTGGCGATAACTGCTAGTAAACCGAGCAACACATACAAAATCGTCATGCGCGCCCCCGATAATGCTTATTTCTTTTTTCGATTAATTCTGCGCAGCACACGCAATACTCGACACCGGGCAGAGTTGCACGGCGTGCCTCGGGGATTGGGCGGTCACAATCGATGCAGAACATTGCAGAGACGCCTATCAGTGGCTGGCGCGCGGCGTTGATTTGAGCCTTAAGGGTTGAGGCCTGACGCTCGGTGATTAAATCCATTAAATCCGGCATTAGTTAACCCCTCGGTTTCTTAAACCTGTGTTGTGAAGATGAATTGACTCCTGAGTGAGTAATTCAATAATTTCAATTCGATTAAGCTGCTCAGTTGTTGCGTGGCGAATTAATGAATCCAGCCAGCAGGAAAACTTAATAGCCGCGTCGGCATTAGCTTCGGTTCTAGCCTTATTAAGCATCCAGTTTCTCGTGTCGTTATCAGCCTTGCTTTTCATTTCTTGGCCGACTGTTTTATACATATGCATGCAAGCTCCAGATAATAGAAAGTCCGACGCAATCAAGCGCCTTTAAAAAGGTGTTAGGTTTAATTAGTGCAGATAGGTTTCAGGTCGCACCGACGTTAATACGGTTGGGGCATTTTCAAATAAGCTAAATAACTCTCTTAGCGCCCTGAATAATGCCTCTCTCCATGTGCAGTGTTCATCATCAATCCGCCAATAAGGTTGACTGAATTCATTTTCACTGAGTCCAGCGTGCAGGAATAAAGTGCGGCGTTCGCTGATTTTTAAGCGGCCAATGAAACCAGATTTACCAATCCCTCGGCTGCGATACCTCGCAAACGCGGCCCTCAACTCATCAATTGCACTGACTAAAAGCTCACGGTCACCGTCATTCATTTCTTGCAGTTTCATAACAGAATGCCGTTGTTTCAACTGAGCATGAAAACAAACAGTCAGACGCTCCCGCTCACTCATTCTGTTATAGAACTCACAGGAACTTTCCCAACGAGCAGGAGCCAAACGCTCACCAACAGCAGCGCGTAAACCTGCGGGCTGATTCATTACGCTGGCGATTGTGATAACTGTCATTTTGACCCCCATAAAAAAGCATTTTTAATGCAAGACAAACGACTGCGGCTGCGGCTGCGGCTGCGGCTGCGAATAATCACACCCCTGCGGCCCTTGCCATGGGTAATTGTTGTATCTAATACGCGCTGACACTGGTTGTGCCAAAGTAATGGCGCTATTGAAATCACAGGTATGCTCATATTTATAATCCCATCCATAACAGCCATGCATCACGCTGTTCAGCAGGGCGGCGATAAAATGCCTCTTTAACTCCTCGGTTAAACTCTGGGAGATAAACCCACTTATCACCGGCGCGCACATTCGGCTTTTTTGGGTCACGTATTTCGATTACAGGTAATTTGTTCAACCTGATCATTTCAGTAACTGCGGCCTTAGTTTTACCCATCATTTCAGCAAATTTATCTGCGTGAACCGCATCGAGTGGGTAAGTGATCGAATAATCTTCTGCTTTCATTTGTGCTAGTCTCCTTTGATCCAACCCCACACGAACCGTTTAGAAACGTTTAGAACCGTTTGACGGTTGGTAACTACGCCCTAAAAGGTTTCCCTATGGGTACCTTTAGCGGTGAATATAGTCTCCAAAAGGAAACCATGTCAATGACTATGGGTCAAAAACTGAAAGCTGTGAGAAAGGCTGAAGGATTAACTCAGAAAAAATTCAGTGAAATCAGCGGCATCGCTTTAAGCACACTTAAAAATTACGAAGGAGATTATAAAACTCCGGGATTGCAGGTGCTTTTGCAGGTAACTAATGCACCGCAATTCCAAAAATATACTCTTTGGCTGATGACAGATAAGACAGCCCCGCAAGCTGGTCAGATCGCACCGGCTTTCGCGCACATTGGGCACGACTCAACAGAATCAGACCACTCAGAGAAACAGATTGGTTAACGTTATATAAACATTACATTTTCACTATTTGTTACCAAGACAGTGAAAATTGCACCGGAGGGCTCTCTTATGTCTATTAAGAAGCTCGATGATGGTCGCTATGAAGTGGACATAAGACCTGCCGGACGCGAAGGACGTCGCATCCGTAGGAAGTTTGATAGAAAGGCCGAGGCTCTCGCTTTTGAGCGATACACCTTAGCAAATGCTACCCAAAACGAATGGGCGGGTAAGAAAACAGACCGTCGTAGACTTAGTGAATTGTTAGATATTTGGTGGAAGTATTACGGCAAAAATCATCAGAACGGTAAGAAAGAACAAGGCCACCTAAAGAAAACAATCGCGGGAATTGGTGATACACCACTAACGCAATTAAATAAGCGCTCTGTTATGGATTATCGGAGCTCCCGACTTGATGCCGGTATTAGTGCATCAACGATTAACCGTGAGATTTATCGTTTTTCTGGAATGTTTACCAAACTAATTGAGCTTGAAGAGTTTGGAGGTACTAACCCAATTCATGGGATCTCACCCCTTCCAGAAGCCATCCCTGAAATGACATTTCTTGATGATGGAGAGATAAATACTTTATTGCAGGTTTTGGTGGGTGATGCGCGGCTGGTTGCGTTAACAGCTCTGAGCACTGGCGGGAGATGGACCGAGGTACTGACATTAAAACCATCACAAGTTGTAAATTGCCGAGTGACTTACCTCAAAACTAAAAATGGGAAAAAGCGCACAGTGCCTATTTCGGAATGCCTACAAAAGGAAATTTTATCCAAGGCGAACGCCAAGCTTTTCGAGGTTGATTATGAGAAGTTTTGCGAGGTTCTGCGAAGTGTAAAACCCGACCTCCCATCTGGTCAGGCAACGCATGTTCTGCGGCATACTTTCGCTAGCCATTTCATGATGAATGGCGGAAATATTATTGCCCTACAGCAGATTTTAGGACATGCGAATATTCAGCAAACAATGGCCTATGCACATTTAGCACCTGATTATTTACAAAATGCAGTCACTCTAAATCCTCTCCGAGGCGGAGTGAGTCTTATAGATGGGATGATAAAACAGTAGGTTGCACTAGACTTGGGTTAGAGATTGCATAACTTGCGTTACCAACCCATAACAGCGTCCACATTACGTCCACACTCGGAATGGTTCAGAACGGCTTGAAACGCTTCGCGTGTGGCATAAGTGGCTGTTTTACTGAGAAATGATACTTAAGCCTATGAAAAAAAAGCCCCACCTTTCGGTGGGGAAGACAGGGATGGTGTCTATGGCAAGGAAAAACAGGGATATTACTGGGTACTCATACTACTTGGCTTCTGGGCAGAAGTAGGTTGTAAGCCAGACATCTGCTGCTGCATTTCTTGCATGCGCTGCTGATGTTTCTGGTTTAATACGTTTTTCTGTTCAGGGCTCAGGAGATTGAACATTTGGTTGCGGATGCGGGCCATTTCGACCTGGCGGTCCACCTGCTCCTGCGCCATCGCTTCGGCTTGTGCCCTGACAGCTTTCTGATCAAAGTTTTCAGCGGTCACCAGCTTATGCATGGCTTCCATCTGATCGACATTGACATGAGGTAAGTCTTTACGCGCCTGATGCATCAGGTCACGCATCTGCTGGCGTTGCTGCTCAGTGAGATTAACGCCATCAAACATGGTGTTGCGTTCCTGAGGCTTGTCCAGCATGTTGGTGTCGTGCGCTGAAGGGGCCGCCGGCATCATGTTAGCGGTGTCCGCTAAAACGACACCAGAACTCAGTGTCAGCATCGAGGCCGTAACGAGTGCAGCTACCTTAGACATCACTAACTCCTATAGTCTTTATCGCTTATCGCGAATCATTGAAAAGCAGTCTAAACCTGCCGCTGCAAACAAGCGTCAGTGCTTGTAAAAGTACGTAAAGTCATGGAATAGCGGCAATTGATGACGTA